TAATCGGTATTCCTTTTACTGCTGCCTGAATATCGCTGACAGGATCAAGGGGAATAGGGTCTGGCTTCCTAGGCATAATCTTATCTAGATTAGGAATGTTAGCAGCCGTTAAGATAGTTTTATTTAGTTCTTCTACATTGAACATACCGGGAGGAGAACTCTGAGAAAGCTGTAATGCTAATTGAGCCATCATCATGCGGTGTGCAGAAGAAGGAATATTAGGATCAGAGACAGGAATGATATCAATCCTACCATCAAAATCTTTTTTGAAAATATTTAAGGTTCCATTAGGTACGTCACAAGTAGATTCTTCTGGTAGATATTCGTAGTTAATCCTACCCAAGAGTTTAAATTCTTCGTGTTGTGACTTATGGATACGTTTATGAATAGCACTGAAGAACTTACTACTTGCTTCTAGGAGTGCCATTGTAGTTCCTACAGGACCATAGCTTGCTGCATCCGCTACAACCTGTTCAGAAGTATCAGCAAACTTCTGTGCCGTAGCAGTAACGAAGTTGAGCATCTGAAATAATGTTTGAGAAGGTTCTTTATAGGGTAGGTTGATGATCATCTTGGAAAGATCATTACCTGTAGCCTCTACTTCTCTGAACTCACCCGGTGCAATGGGATCGTTATCACCTACAATCCTCATGCCTTTAGCTTTGAAACCACCGGGGAGAGTAGCAAACTGTCCAGCGTCCACCAAGCTACGCATGGCAGCAGTTGCAGTCATGGTCAAGTTACCAAGGAAGTGGATAAGACCTAAACCATAGAAACCAAAACCCGGTACGAATTTATAATGAGTGAAGAACATCTTCTTCTCTTTTCGTTTATCATCCTTGTTGTAATTTCTTCTGATAGACAAAACCTGTTGTGTTTGTTCTTCAATGGTAACAATATAAGGTAGAGCTATAGCTTCATCGTCATTAAATGGTTCCGGTAATTCAAGATAACAATGTTGTTCCAAGACAACATACTGAGAGTCATTGTTACCTGAAGGAGACAATCCCATGATCGTATCCATCTTCTGACTAATAGGAGCAAGGTCGGGAGTTCCTGCTGTAGGTAAATCTATATCAGCGTACATCCCGGAAGCTATGTCTCTCTTCATCTCTACTTCAGAACGGTAGATAACATGAGTATAACGATCTGCTCGTCTAAGGTCAGTAGCATAATAAGAAACATAGAACTGATCAATAGGTACAAATTCTGATACTGGTCGATTTAAATTACTATCAAAGTAAATCTTTTTAAAGGCTGAACCTATGAGTGGGAGATGGAAGAGCATTCTCTCGAACTCATCAAAATACTCAGGCATTTGATCTGTTATCTGATAGTTCATGAACTGCTTTACTCTTTGAGCTTGGTCTTCTTTCTCTTCTGTTACTTCCCCAATGATCTGGGACTTAACAGGACCAGCAGCAGGGAATAGTTCCTGTGTAGCTTTGGATTGGAACTTAACTGCAGACTCAATAAGGACAGGATGAACAGCAGTACACGCACCTTCAAAGGGTTCGGAGGTTTCTTCTAGCTTTAATCCTAGAAGATCAAAGCCTCTTTCAAACATACTCTCCCATTCTGCTCTACTCTCCTTATCAGAGGTAAAGTTTTCGTGTACCTTAATAGCAATGTCATCTAGTACATCTTCATCAAGATCATCTACTAGATTCCTGTAGAACTCTTCTTCCGTTTCTTCTACTTGTTCTTCAGACAAGCCTTCATCTTTATTGGTTTTAAATTCTACTACCACTCCACCATCTTCAGGATCGTATTCGATACTGGTATTCTCATCTCCTGTCTCACCTTCAATCTCAATAGAGATTTGAGTTTCAGGAATAGGATCAAATGGATTACGTTCAGTTGCCATATTTATATCGCCTTTGCTGTGTAATTATATGGATTGCGTTCTACTACAGAACCACCCCTTTTTCTTTGTGGTATCGTTTCTTCTTCTTCTTCTCTTAGAAGAGGCTTTGATGCTCGTACAGGAATAGCAATTTCTGGTTTTGCATCCTTATAAAATTTTGAATAATCTTTACTTGTAGGTTTTAAATTTGCTACTGCTTGCGCTCTTGCCCACTGTTCTTTTGTTCCAAACCCTAAGGGTACTGGTAAGTCTTTACCTTCTACATCTTTTATATTTACACCATCTATACTTTCATATCTCTCTAATGCCTCTTTTGAAGCTTCTTTTTTTCTGTTGTCAAGTTTCTTTTTTGCTGCTTTTTGTTTAGGTGTCATTTTTTTAGTATTAATTAAATCATAAGTTAGGGGACTAGAAACATTCATATAACGATCAGCACCGGGAAGTTTTCCTATTGAATCTGTTTTAATTACTTTTTGTAATCTAGCCGGAGTGCCAAATAAATCATGTTCATCATTAACAATTGTAGTTACTTTTCCTTTTTTATTTATAGCAGTCATATAGTTAACACCACCTAGCTCCCAAGCATCAGTTTTTCCTGATCCTGTAATAATAGCGGCTCGACCTTTAAGAACTTCATTAGGATTTAAAATGTTAAGACCAGTTTCCTCCAGACTTTCTAAAAATTTCTTGTCAGAAGTGTAAGGTTTTTTAGAAGAGAAGACAGATTCTTTAATATTGTTTAAATTTACTTCTTTTCCATCTATTGTTTTAAATATCTTACCTGACATTGTATGATCAGTAGTTCCTGCAGAGTGAGTATGTGTTCTTCTTATATTCATTTGATATGTTTTCTTTGGGTTCATTCTCTGAACCTTAGAGATTTGTTTAAATATTCCTTGGATATCTTCTTTACCTACATCCTCCCAAGATAAGTCACCTACTGTATCAAAGTAGTCATCTACATTAAACTTGTTAAAAGTTTTAATATGATCAATCTCATCTATATTTTTTAGTAGTCCTTCATGTATTCCACGACTAGCTCCGTAATATTGTTTAGTCATAGAGCGTGATTGGTTTAACTGCCCCATAGCTTGTTTAGCTGCAGTAGAAGCTGGTTTTATTTCTTTTGCTAGTTGATCTTTGGTTTCATCCATTATCTTTAATAGGTCTTTGTATTCTTTTGTATACTCTGGTCCTATAATTTTTCCTTTTTTAGTAAAAAGGTTTTTTCCAGTAAGTGCTTTTCCAGTACTAAGCATCTCTTGTTCTAAGTTATCTAAAACCTGTAGTTCTTTTTTAAGAGGAGCAACTTGAAGAGTTATCTCTTCATTAAGTTTTAATGCATTCCTTGCTGCTTTCTGATCTGCAACACTAATATTAAATTCTTCTTGTATTGCTCTAGATTCAGGACTGTATCTAGCCTTAGCTATATTACCTACACCTTCCGGTAAAGTCTTAGCCCAAGATAATCCTTGTTTTACTGGATTATTTGTTTCATAAAAACCGGGTATATCGTTTCTCAAATTAGTAAAAGCTTTTTGTGCAGTTCTGGTAACACCTCCAGAAGGAACAAAGGGTATTAAACCTGCTGCCATCATTGCAAGATTTACTAAACTAGGATCATCATACAAAGCTTTTGCATCTGCTACACCACCTACAATATCTCCTACAATAGGAACAGGTGAAGTAAGTAATGCAGCTTTATCAAGTCCAGATAAACCACCCCATACTTCTCCAGCTACATCCATTGTTTTATCTAAATAACCTTTTTCTTCTTTATTAGGAGAAGAGGAAGGTATAGATTGTGTTAATGATTCTAGTCCATTCGCCATAGTTATATTACTCTAGTCATCTATGTAAGTATCCTTTTTAGCTATGGTAATCTTATTGACGTAGTAGCAGTAGTATGAGAGAATGGCGCACTATAGCATCACACTCTCCAATATGCAACCCTCTTCTTCTTACTACTTACGTCATCGTCCCAATCTGGATCGTCAGGATGTTCCATGCGCCAGCTATCCTTAACGTAATGGATAGCCATCGTCATTGCATCAACCTGATCATCGTGCCTACCGTAAGGGAACATGATAGCTTCTTCGTATAGCTCATTAGCCCAAGCCTTACCTTTTGGAATCCATACTCTACCAGCTTCCATCAGGGGAGAAGCAGAATATACTCTGGATACCTTATCCTTATCTGGCATGTATTCTAATACGGG